AGTGGTATCAACGCAGAGTACTAAGCCTAATAAATCCAGGTCTCGTTACTAAATCGCCTTTAGAACAGGTAATGGGCAATGGAAGCCAGGCGATCGATGCAGCTCAGGCAAGTAAGATTAAAAGGCTTCAAGAACTTGACGCAAAGGCTGGGCAAAAATAATGGGATTGACGGCCGCAGAACAGGCAGAAAGAGAATCACTTCAAAATGAAGTAGGGCATTTAATGCCTCAAGGCCTAACTCTGATGAACAGGCCGAGAGAGAGTCTCTAAGAAAAGAAGTCGGGCATCTCGTTCCACAATCCGGTCCTAGCATTGGAAGAACGATTCTAGATCAGGGAGCCAACTCGGCGGCATTGGGCTATTTGCCTCAAATGCAAGCCGCAGCATCTAAGCCTATTTATGCAGGACTTAATGCATTGACTGGCCAAAATGTACAACCTGATTCTTATGTGAATGAGCGGGATAAGAACATTGGCCAACTTCAATCGGAAGAAGAAGCTAATCCAAAGACCGCCCTAGCGTCGAAGGTTGGCGGCGGCATTATCGGTGCAATCGCAACTCCTTTGCCTGAGATGAAGCTAGCCAAGGGTGCGGGCCTTATGGCTAGAGGAGCCGCAAAGCTTGGTGAAGGTGCTGTTACTGGTGCAGGCTATGGTGCAATACAAAATCCAGGTGATGTCCAAGGTAAAGTTGCTCCTATTCAAGGCGATGAGCGGGTCGATAATGCTAAGACTGGAGCAAAGATAGGTTTAGCTACTACTGGTGTGACTGGAGCCGTCGCAAAAGGACTTCGCGGCGGCGCTGAACTTAGCGGCTTGGCTCAGAAAACAGGACAAGAACAGGCAGTTAAATCTACAGGTGCGATGCTTCGGGACTTTCGCCAACTTAATGGCAAAGATCAAACCAATAAATTAGGTCAATGGCTTCTAGACCGTGGCATTGTCGGTGCAGGCGACACAGTTAGAACTGTGGCCGATAAATCTGATTCTGCCGTTGATGATGCCGGGAAACGATTAGATGATATTTATGATGCAGCTGTAAGCTCAGCTTCTCAGAAATCTCCTGAGGAAATGTCTTCATTTGGTTTTAATCCTTCTAGAGATAAAAAGCAGATTATTGATGCAGTAAAAGAAAAGCTTGGGGACGTGCCAAAAGCTAAAAGCGCCGTTGAGGAAGTTTCTAATTACTTGGATGACTTGACTGAAAAATATGGAGATAAGGGGTTAAGTCCAAAGGATGCGAATAATATTAAAAGCCTTATGGATAAGGAGATTAATTATTCCAGAAATCCGCTTAATCCTAGGCCAAATAGTGAAATGGCATATAGTGCCGCGAGAAATGAACTTAAAAAGATCATAGACCAACATATTGAGCTTGTTGGAAGGATCAATGAAGATCCAGAAATTACTCAAAGACTAAAAGCCGCTAATCAGGATTATGGTTTTGCAAGCAAGCTTCCAATATGTCCATGATAGGATTGCCAGGGAAGAGGCCAATCGCATTTTTAGCCTTACTGATACAATCGCAGGTACTGCGGGAGGAGTTGCAGGAGCGGCAATGAGCGGCGGCGGAGACATGAAATCCGGTGCTGAGGGAATTGCTGGAGGAGCTTTGGCGGCTGGACTTTTAAATCATGCCGCAAGAAAATACGGTCCAAGCACATTAGCTTCTGGTTTAAATATGGCAAAAACTCCACTGCAGGCAACTAGGCCGCTTGGGATGCTAGGTCGTGGAGTTGGATCGCAATCTGTTAACCGTGGGTTTATGAATGCCGGACTTCTAAATAACGGTGGACAATGACGGAAAAGATTAAATCCTCCCTCATTTCCTCTTATATGACTTGGCTCCTGGATTGGGGTGATATTTCCTCTATCAACAAGGAAGCAATCGTTAAAGATCTAGGTTTCCCTCTAGATGAGCTATTTCTCACTCAGAAGAACGCGGACTATGCAAAGCGGCTGGGAAGGGATGTATTCTCAAAGGCAGTAGCGCTTTATTTCTCGAGGTTCCAGAATTCCGACGGGATTGATTACGTGAAGCTCAATAAAGATATTCTTATGCATAAAAAGATACTTTTAAGGCATCTAGGTAAGGATTCGGTGAGATTTTTGACTCTTATTTGCCAGATTCTTGATGGTCAACCTGAGGTTAAGAAGAAGCTTGGACTACTTTTCGCCATGGAGAATAATAATGGACTCACCGCTTAACGTTAAAAACGGGCAATCTATTTTTAAAGCAATTTTACGGACCTAAGCCCAAGAAAGAGCCAGGTCCTATTTCACAAATGAACCAAAACAGTCCCATGATGGCAGTTTTAAGGCAAAAGCGTGATATGATTGCCAAGACGGACGCCATGAATAGTCCATCATCTAATAAGATCATGCATGCTCCTGGAAAAACCGATGGTTGGTAAAAAGATGAATAGACAATTGCGTTAAATCCGGTTCCAATTAAAAAACTCTATTAAAAAGGATATAATATGAAAAAGATTCTGTTTTTGCTCACCGCAATGGCTTTTCTTGGTGGATGTCCCTCAACTACTACAACGACCACTACTCCGACAGCTCCAGTGAGCACAATGTCTCCTATTCAAGCTGCGGGATGCGACGTTGAGACGGCAATCCTTGGCACTGCAGCATCCGCTGTAGCATCGTCACTTAGCTGCACTAATACGGCCGCAATCACTGCGTCCATCACTGTGGCTTTGGGCAATGCTAATCTTTGCTCTAACCCCACAGTGAAGGCTACTACTGCGGCTTCGCTTAAAGCAAAATCCACTGGTGTAATGAAGCCTATGGGGATTGTCGGCAATCTCGCATGCCCTATTGCTATAAATACGATTGTGGGATTCCTATCTAATAGCATTCCCGCCGCTTGGGGATGCAGTGCTACAGCAAGTGCCTCGGCATTGGAAGCAACACTAACCTCGGTTTGCGAAACCGCAGTTCCCATTTAATAAGGAGTAAATCATGCAACTAATCAATGTTTCCTTCGATTCTGGTCTAGGCGATGCAGTCGTGGATCTGGCTAGTGGGACTTTGCAGATTACTCTTTCTGACAAGAATCCTGAATTCCCATCGGGCGCGCAAATTAGCATTCCCCTTGATCCATTGTTTGTTAAACTCCAGGCTCAAGCGCCCAGCTTACTCGTTAAGTGGGGTGAGGAAGCGGCTCAGGACCTGGTGGACGACGTCACATGATGCCTTATGTTTTAGTGCAAGTCCTGCAAATGATAATCCCGCCGCTTATTCGTGTAGTAATTAACCACTACACGCAAAAAGAGCAAACTCCCATAGTCGCGGCAACGCTTGCGGCTCATCAATCGGCTTTAGATAGCCTAACTCCAAAAGGACAAGTGAAATGAATACGGTTCCAGCATCAGGTGAAGTGACCTCAGGATATGATTGCTCCAAGTACCAATCTGTTTCCATCCATTCGGAAATGAAGGCCAAGGGAGCTAAATTCTGCTTCATTAAGGCGAGTGAGGGAACGAGTGAGGACGTCTCCTTTATCGGGCATAGGACTACGGCTAGCTCACTCGGTATCGTAAACGGTCCCTATCATTTCTATCACCCGTCGATGGATCCGGTGAAACAGGCAGAATTCTTCTGTGGGGTATTTGGTAAACTTGGGGGTAATGACTTATCCCCTGTCATGGACTGGGAAACGACCGATGGAGTTGCTTCCGTTAACGACAGAGAGAATGGATATTCCTTCCTCAACTCAGTTGAGCAATTATCCGGCCGCACACCGATTATCTATGGAAGCCCTTATTTCCTTGAGGCTTTGAGTTTGGACTCGAGGTTCCTAAGATTTCCGCTATGGACTGCGCACTATGGAGTTAAGGCTCCTCTAGTGCCTGCTCCCTGGACTACTTGGAGCTTTTGGCAATACTCGGGGACTGGTGCGGTGGATCTGGATTACTACACGGGGATATTTCCACTCTTTGTTAATGCTGAGCCGTTGATTAATAATTTAGCTCCGCTGGAAGGACTTAAGCCAGTGATCCCAGTAGTTCTATGAGCAAAGTATCGATAATTATCACCACGTATATGGCTAAGACCTATCCATATTTAAAACTCTGTGTTGAGAGTGTGAGAAACTTAAATTATCCAAAGGAAGATCTGGATATTATTCTCGTTTGTCATAAGCGAGATAGTGAGAAGTACTCTAAGGAATTTCCAGAAATAACAGTTATTGCTCCTGGAATGGATGATTTTAACAATGAAGTAGGGCTTAACATAGGAGCGGAGCATGCTTCTCCTGACTCCAAGTACTTTTTCTTTTTAAATGATGATGTCATTTTAAGTAAACATTCTTTAATTAATCTAGTTCAAGGAGTTGGTGATAATAAGATTATTGCTAGTCCCATAGCTCCCTGTGATCAGGGCAGACAGTTCAATTTAGTGTTTGGTGTGAATCACGAAGGTAAATTTGTTCCATTCCAAAAGCCTTTTTACAGACTAGAGGAAGTAGAGCATTTGGTTAAGGATATCATGGATACAGGTCCTATTTATCCTCCTGGCTTTATCTTTACTGACTTTCATTGTCTGTTTGCTGGATTTATGTCGAGGCAAGTTTGGGAGAAGGTTGGTAAATTTGATGAGTCTTATCGTAAGGCTGGACCATCGGATTTGGATTATTCCCTAAGGGCTCAGCAAATGGGAATTAGGTGTGCGTTTGTCCTAGATTCATTCGTATTTCACTTTGGCGGAGCTGGATCAGAGTCTGGTTTAAGTCCCAAAGACCGTGCCTATAACGCTAGGGCATTTAATCTTAAATGGGGATTTCACCAACCTGGTATTTCCGACTCACTAATTGAGCAATGGGAGAAGGAAAGTGCCATTTAAGTCGCGCAAGCAACTTCTTAAATTTGGCTCACTTGTTAAGGAAGGGAAGCTTAAGCAGGAAGTTCTTGATCACTGGACTAAAGAGACTCCAGATCTACATTCCCTGCCCGAGAGATTAACTCCCCATAAGATTACACGGCCGTGGAAGCGTCCTAAGCGCTAGCCCTGCTTCCTTATCAAGCCATCATCTAATTTCTTAGTTAAATACTCCTCAAGCCAAGACTTATTTAAGATTTCCATCTTCATCTTCTGGAATTCAAAAATAGACTCTAGCCTCGCCAACTCCAAATGGAACTTAAGCCAGACTTCCTCAGATTGAGCGTTAATTACTTTCTCCGCATGGGATTTCCCCAAGGCTTGCTTTGTAAGCTTAGCTTCCTCATGTTTCCTTGAGGCTTCCATGAGGAGATACGCTTTTCTGGCCCTAGCTAGGATTATATTCTGCTTCTCCAGCATCTCTATTAATGTCATCAATCTCCCGTTTTATTTTATCTCTGAGAATTCTAATCTCCCGAGGAGCTTCTATGGATATCCTAATGGCACTCTTATGGCGATAAACGGATATAATAATATTGTCTCCGACATATATCTTTTCATCATCTTTAAGCGTGAGAGTTAAGGCCATTTAGTCACCTTATCTACAGGGGAATTTGACTTAATTTGACTAGATTTGACTAAATCTGATTCATTGCTTTTACTCCATTCGGCGAGTGCTTCCCCGCTGCGGCTCAATAATTCAGCGCCATCATAGTCGTCGTCGTACCATTCTTTTAAAAGTGCGGCCATCACCGTCTTTCCATCCTCACTCACTCTAATCGAATAGCCGAAATCTAAATCATCCAAGTAGGACACCCACAAACTCATTTTGATTATTTCTTGGAATATTTATCGACCACTATCGCTTGATCACCGTCCAGCCTGAGAGTGGCGCTATGCCCTGGGCTATTGCACTCCAAGTCAACTTCCTCGCCATTCAAAAGACGAATGAGCTTATCCCGCTCCGCAACAACGGCTTCATAGAATTTAGCCTCGACAAACCGATGCAGGACTTCTCCGCCACCGTGATGCAGTTTGCAAAATTCATATAGAGTTGGCTTCTCATCCATATCAATCCTTCCCAGACTTTGAATTAGAATCTTCGCTCTCGGGCCAGACAATCTTAAAGCCCCAAAACTCGGCGAATCGCTCAAAAAATTCCCTCGTCGCATCGCCTCTCGTTATGTTGTCTTGGCTCCTAAACAGCATGAAGCCATATTCGCGAACAGCTTCGGTTGCCATATCCCTGGCCTTTTTAAAATCAAGTTCGCTGCCTTGCCATTTGTTTGGACTGGGCTTGTCGTTCATTTTTCACTCCCAGACTTCTTAAAACGCATAAATCTCTCCGTTAATTTCCGCCACTTGCTCCCACGCTCCGGGAGTTCTTTTTAAGAATTCAGTGTGGTCTTTGTGAATATGGTGATAGCCGAGATTGACCATGTCGCTCGGCCTTATTTCCATCCCGATGGTTTTCAAGAACGCGAGAATCGGGTGAATATATTTTGGATGGATCGGGCCATTTCCTTTGCCTTTGATTTGAATAATTTCTTCGTTTTCTTTTTGAACCTCGAATGTCGCGTGCGGCATATTCTGGCCGTCACGGTAGGAATAGACGTGAGACTTTTCATTGTCAGGATTATATCCGCCCGCACAATGGCTCATAAGAAATCCTTCGCGCTGCAAAGCATTTTTGGTTTTTAGGCGAACTATTTTTGTTCCGTCTCCAAAATCGTGAATCGTTTCAATGTCCTCGATATCATCGACTAAATCGCGACCCTTTTTTTGATTTGCGCTCGACCATTCTTCTGCTTTTCTTTTCGCATCCTGAATACTCATTTTTTGTAAGCGGATGGGCGCAGACTCAGAAACAAAAAAATCCAAAATATGCTCGAGCGAGAAGACGTCCGCCTGTTCGGTTTTAAGCGCTTTTTTGCCAGTTGTTCTAAGCCATGCAATAATTTCATCACTCGCGCTCAAGTGTTTTGCATATTCTTCCAATTGTTCGATCATAATTTTTCCTTTTTTTCCAAAACCTCTGCTCCAGCCTTTTGCCAGTCGCCGTCGCCGTAGCCGGAGCCGCCGTAGCCGCCGTAGCCGTAGCCGTAGCCGTAGCCGTAGCCGTAGCCGTAGCCGTAGCCGGAGCCGTCGCCGTAGCCGCCGTCGCCGTCGCCGTAGCCGTCGCCGTAGCCGTAGCCGTCGCCGTAGCCGGAGCCGCCGTAGCCGTCGCCGTAGCCGGAGCCGCCGTAGCCGTCGCCGTAGCCGGAGCCGCCGTAGCCGTCGCCGTAGCCGTAGTAGCCGGAGCCGTAGCCGGAGCCGTAGCCGGCTAATTCTTTCAACGCACCTTTACGCATTTTCCAAAACCTCTGCGCCCGCTTTTGCCCAGTCGCCGTAGCCGAAGCCGCCGGAGCCGGAGCCGAAGCCGTCGCCGTAGCCGTCGCCGTAGCCGGAGCCGTCGCCGTAGCCGTAGCCGTAGCCGTAGCCGTCGTAGCCGGAGCCGTCGCCGTAGCCGGAGCCGTCGCCGTAGCCGTAGCCGTAGCCGTAGCCGGAGCCGTCGCCGTAGCCGTAGCCGTCGTAGCCGTAGCCGGAGCCGTAGCCGGCTAATTCTTTCAACGCACCTTTACGCATTATGCTTTCCAGGGTTCTTTTCTCCAGGCCGCCAGCGCCTCGTCGGTTATCTCGCAAACTGCGGTCACACCTTTCAGCATCGCCCTTTTTGCTGCAGGACTGATTCGACAGCTTTTCGTCGGTCCAGTGGCGGCGAGACCGATAACGCCCTTGACGTCGACGGACCAATAAACCGCCATGCGCACCTCGAATGCTTCGACGGTTTCTTTGTCGACATCTTTGGGATCGATAAATCCCATAAAGACGCCTCGTTTAGTGGTATCGGTCGTTATTAAGACCGGAATTTTATCTTTCATTTGGCTTTCCTCATTTGGTAAAAAGCTTAGTTAAGTTCGTTATCGTAAATTCCCTTTTCATTTCTCGAACCGCAGGCCAGCCGCATGTCACGCGCACGTGCCGGGACCGTGTCGATGGTAAGGTTTAAACCACTCACCCAACGCGGGAAACAAATTCATTTCGACTCCGGTGAAGAATTTCCAGCCTCAGTCAAAAGCTCAATCAACTTCTCACTTTGCGCTACTCGCACTTTTTTTCTCGCAGCAGCATAAGCATCAGCAGCAGCAGCAGCAGAAGCAGCAGCAGCAGCAGCAGCAGCAGCAGCAGAAGCAGAAGCAGCAGCAGCAGCAGCATAAGCAGCATCAGCATAAGCAGCAGCAGCATAAGCAGCAGCAGCAGCAGCAGAAGCACGTGCTTGGCGCCAATCGGCGCTATCGATTTCCGCGCCTTCGATCTTAAATAAATACATATCAGAAATTGCCTGAATTGACTCTCTTTGCGCATTAGTCCGTGCGAATTTGATTACACCGAATTCTTCATCAGTAAGCATCCAAACAGCGAATTTAGGCCAAACTAAGGAAAGATCGGCACCTGGCTTTATGCATTCCAAAAAACGTCGCGGCCATGTTTTAGCCAGGTCATTTGGCAAACCCTCAAAAATTCCGTCCTCGAGGCGCGCAATAACCCTAGGAATGCCTAGTTCCGTCTCGTAATCCTCATGATAGCTTCCATGCAAAGTACAACCAATGGCGCAGCCTTTACCCCCTGTCCAATACCCGTAGGCCTGAACGATTTCGTCGGCAACTTCGTGCGCAGCAACTCTCTTTAAGTATTTGTCTTTGATGGCCTGATCGTTGTGGAAAGCTTTCATATGAAAAACTCCTCTTCTTAATAATTAGAGTCACTATTAGGATCACTATCATGATCCTCAGGACCTTCCGGCCATGGGATATTATTGAAATCAGGGGGAGCGTCAAACATAGCCTTTTGATAAACATTGGGCTCAGCAGGACGTCTTGTCGCATTCGGTGCAGCGTTAGGTATAGCCTTCCTAACCACACCGCGTGCATGCTGCACTGGAGCTACAGGAGTAACCTTAGCTTTAAGTGGATTACTACTCTTTTGACCTTCCTTAGGCCTTTCACTTAAATAAACGACAAGATCAGGATGCTTCTCTAAAGTTTTATATTTATTACTGTAAATGCGCATAATAGCTCCGCCCAAAGATCCTTCATAATAGATCTCACCATTAGGTGATTTCTTCTCCCATAAAGCCGCTATGTTAATACCTGCCATTTCTATGCTCCTTTAATTTGAGTGCAAAATCCATTCATTCCCGGCTCACAATATCTTGAACAACGAGTGCCTCTCCAAGTCTCTTCCCTACTACAAAGCGGTAAAACCTTCTCAGCGTCTTGATGTAACTTCACTCTCGACTCCAAGTAACTTAACGCTTCTTCCTCATCCCAAAGCCTTAAATCAAAGTAAAGCCATTCCTTCTCAGGATATCCGTTCCTAAGCCCTGGATGAAATATCTCACCCTTAGCTAAATATCTGCCATACTCCGATCTATTCCAATCTTTAAAAAGAGCAAATATCTTTAGTTTATCAACGATCATTTTATTACTTCTCAAGATCTGAGCGTAAACGTTTAGCTGATTCTCGAATTCCTCAACTACTCCGTTATCACAGAGAGTCGTTTTAAACTTATTGCAGGTTTTCCAATCCGACAATACTCCGTAGTGCCAATGATCCATCCCACCTGATATCTTCCATCCCATAACTTCAATGGATAATCTTCTCTCGGAGATACCAGTCTTACATGAGGCTTGAATGGCCTTGTGGACGGTCGTTCCAAGGGTTGAGTTAAGGAGAGTGCTCGCTTGAACGACAAGATCCTTATCGTGTTTCTTGCGAAGAATTCTAACGCGTGGAGGATTAATCAACTCAGTCACCGAGATATCCGCATCGCCTTTGGAGTATTCACTCTGCGTTGCTAAGATCCATTCATAAACAGGTTGAGGGAGACCATCGTTTTCTATCCGCATTGAGTTTCATCCCCAAAAGAGTCCTCGAGAGACTGTCTATAATCCCTTTCCCGCTCATCAACTATCTGCTCAAACTCACAAGGAAAAGGTTTAGTAAAATCCATAGGCCTGCCATTAAGATTGGCTCCATGATGAGCAATAATAGTTGGAAAACAGACCATATCAGCCGGGCGCCTTTTATCTTCATCATCAAATTCCATTTATCCCCCCTTAAAACAATCCAGCAAGTAGCGCATGTGCCTTCTTTTTGCCCTCTCGCTGAGTGAGAACATTGACGATTTTTTCGAATAGCTGACCGCGTGAGGGAAGATGATCTCGGGCGCTAAGTGTAATGGCTAAAATTCCAACTTGTGAAGTTGTTGAAAAAGCCTGCGGAAGTATTTCGCGCAAACCGGCATCACATTCAGAAAATTTGCCTTTGCAAAGCATGTTGTCGATTTCCTTAAAAATAAGATCGAGTACTCGTTCTTCCGAAACCCTTTCCTCGTCGACTGTTTCCATTTCCATTCTCCCTGTTTATCCGTTATTTAAATCATCTCAACTTTAACTGACTTCTCACCCTTTAGAATAGCGATCATTAATTGAGATAAGGATTTAAACGGTCCATTCTCCATAGATCTATTTTGAAATATAGATCTATATGTCTTAATTGACATGTATAACACTTCGAATATTTAAATCATCTCAACTTTAACTGACTTCTCACCTAATTTAATTTTGTTTAGTGATATTTCTTGTATATTCATTTGATCAGTCCCTTCAAGGAATTCCCCTAAGACAGGCCTTATCCACGGGACCGATCAAGATCTATGGCAAGGGCTTACTGCCTTAGGGAAACTTCAAATATTTTATATCAATTGTAGATCGGTCCGAGGGGAGAATCGCAAAGATTGTAGAGGTTGGCAAAATAAAAAAATAGATAGCGCAGCGCTTAAGTGATTTCATTTCTACGCACAATGTCTTGGAAAAGCTCATTGAGTTTCACTACGACACGGTCCTCATTCTCCGTTAGTAGTGCGACACCGAATTTATTACTGATGAAGGCCTTGATATTGAAATAAAGCCGCTCCCTTGTTTGGTGAAGCGGTCCTATGCAGACTGACTCAATGATCACTTCATCCAAAGTCTTAGCCGTCATGATAGGCCTAGGAGTTTCATTCTCTCTTTGCGGGGGAGTCTCGAGAGGAGATGGGGATCAGCTAGGACACATTTACCGCAAATTAATCCTCCCCCGAGGAAGGAACCATAGCCTTTGGAGATATTCTTTAAACATCTCCTGCAGGGCATTTTAAAGACATGAGTGCGCTGTTTCTTGAGAGATAGATCAATCTTGGTGGGCGATAATTTATTTTTTTTCATAGCGTGCCATGCCGTGATCCTCAGGTCGGAAATTCCACCTATCGTCGTTACTATAGCTAGTACTCGTCAGCTTATCCACTGCACGGCCTCCAAGCCCTAATAGGCCGGTAAGGAGTGCGATCGCAAGGGAGATGATGATCCATGCGGCATAGAAAGAGAGGATGAGTTTAATCATTAGGAAGATCATTGTCGCCTCTGTCCCACGGCTATGTGACAGAGAATAACGAAAATGCCGATCAGTAACGCTTCGGTGATCATAAATAACCTCTGATGAATGCGAAGATGATAATGGAAAACGCAACGATAACTAAAGTTTTATGGTTGAGAACGATTGGTTTTGATTCTGGTTCGTTAAACATCTCACGAAATGATTGTGGCTCTCTCATCTGTTCTCCTCGATTATGTGCTGCAGTTTTTTCCGATCCTCGGGCTTTAGTTTGGCGAGTAATTTTGGGTTCTTTAAAAGGCAGTCAGTACAGATGAGAGGGGCAAGAATACTTAATCCCCACCCGTGAGCTATTTGTTTCCCGCAAGTCTTGCATGGTGCTTTCATTTGATCAGTCCCTTCATAATTCTTATCGGTTTGTATCCGGAAAAGATTAAACGTTCCTTCCGGAAATACTAAGATGCACTCCCCATGCCATGGGTAAATAGTGGGAAAGACAGTGTTCAAGAAGTCTTAAACCTGTATAACTTTTAGGCAAATGACGGGGAATGTGCAGAAATGTTTATTTGAGTGAAGAAGAGCCCGGCATTGACAGCCGGGCCTGAGTCGTCTGAAACTCAAGGTTGCTAAACCCGTGGTCCAAGAATGTCACAAATTCTTCCCACGATACAACTATAAAAAATGCATCCGGGGGGATTCATCGTGGCGCGTATCAATATTGAAGATAAAATCTATCAAGATAATAGATTCACAAAACTTTTAATCAAACTTGGTTCTAAAAGAATGGCTTTGGGCGCTTTGGTCGAAGCATGGTCGTTGGCCCAACGATTTTATCTTTGTCAAGATAATGATAGATTAATCCCTAAAAAAGAATGGGATGAGCAAGAAATAGCACCTGAAATTATTGAAGTTGGTTTTGCTGAAATCAGAGAAAAAGGTGTGTATATGCACGGCGCCGAAGCGCAATTCAAATGGCTTTTGTCATGTCAGGCAAAAGGTATACGCAGTGCAGAAGCTAAGGCCATCAAGTCAACCAGTGTTCAACCAGTGTTGACAGCTGTTCAACCGCTGCCGACCTCTTACTCTTTCTCTTCCTCTTTCTCTAAAAAAAATAAAGAAGAAGAATATATATATATAAATGATAATTGTTCTCATTTAGGGAATAGAGCAGAAAACGGAGCGGGAACTATCATACCAAGGAAGGATCTGTTTGCTGACGCAACTCAGCTTATGGACGCCGTTCCCATCATTACTCGCGACAAGTGGCGTCACAAATATGGGGATGAGGATTGGATAATCACCCAGTGTTCCAAGGCGTTTGATTTTCATATGACAGATCCTGGCGCTATCCCACCTACTCGCGGCGTATGGATGAAGAAGCTCCATACGTGGCTTGAGAATTCTTGGGAGAAGAAAAAGAAAGAAAAATCGACTTCACTAATAACCGCTGAGGAATCGGCACTATTCCGGGGGGAAGAATGACAGAGATTACGTGGAACCATCAAAAGGCGAGATTGATTGACCGATTCGGAGACAGGAATTTCTCAAAGGAGTTTTCCCTACTCGTCGCGACGGAGTGCCGTTCAATGCCCGACGTGGCGTTTGTGGATATGGTCAATGCGATGATTGGTTCGAGGCGCTCGAATGACCCGCCATTGTTGCAAGATTTCCGCAATGGGAGGATAGCCGTAGAGAATAGGGCATTTCACGCAGACGTAAATGGCGCCATGAATACGATGAACCAATCATGGTCTAAGGGAGTTAAGGAATATCTCGCTAAAGAATTCCCTGGATGTAAAATTCTAAATGAGGCAGTCGAAGTGCGTAAACTGCAGATTCGTTTAGCCAAAATAGAAAACCCAAATTATGATCCTATGACAGATCCAAAATGGAATTAAAACTATGAGCCTTAAACGTTGGCACCTAAGAACACACTTCGACGACGATGGTCTCGCACTTTGCCGGCCGATATCCTCGCCGTATTTCAAGCATCAACTATCCAAAGAAAATGACGCAGTGAACTGTATGAAGTGTCAAAGAATCATCAACGGGTATTGGAACTACAGCCGTTTTAAGCGGCCTGAGACGTCCAAGGCTGAGTTTTAAAGGTCCGGGGGGACAAATGGCTAAGCAACATGAGAAAATCATCCAGGACGATATCCTAGGCTTCCTGATGTCAAAGCGAGTCTTTGCCTTCTTTATCAACAATAGTGTCGCTTTTGATCCAAAGCTTGGAAGGTTTAGAAAACGCAACAAATGGCATAGACGCGGGGTATCGGACATTATTGCTCTTTACCTCGGTAAGTTTGTGGCCTTGGAGGTTAAGTCCCTAAAGGGTAAGCCTAGTCCTGAGCAAGTCATGTTCCTGAGAGACGTGGTGTCTAATGGCGGATATTCTGCGATTGTGCGAAGCACAAATGACGTAGAGGCAGTGTTTAAAGCGAATAGAGCAGAATTGTTTAGAGGAAAAGAAAAATGCTTGAGATATTGGGGATGGGAATTAGTCTATTCTTCGCACTTTCCTTTAGCATTGTGAGCATAATATTGATAGGGTATCTGCTATGAAAAAAAAGCTATCTAAGAAATTGAAAAAAGAAAACTCCTATCTCGATTATGCTAGGCCTAATTCAATGCATGCCGTTTTATATTCTTTGGATTTTGATGAGCTTTTTGTAGTCCATGAAATGGATTCGAGTATTTTTAAAGGACTTTCCTTTTGCACCCAAGATATCCCATGTCCTGATGGACATTATCGTCACTATTACAGACCCTATGATCTCACAGGGAGATGGTCATGGGAAGATCGGGAAATAACTGATATAGCTAAAATGATCTTCATAGGTTTCCTATGATCCAAGACTCATTTGATGAATCTCTTCCATCAAACTTAGGCCGAAGTAAGTATTTTAAACTAGATAAGTTTATAGAAGTAGTAGAGAGTTTAATTCGATCCGACGAAATACTCATGGCTATAAACATGCTAGGTATGACTCCTGCATGGCATAGGGACGATCCTGAGACTCAAAGTAAGCTCCTTGAGATAAAGAAAACTCTTTGGGAGAGATGCTACGACTCCATGGAGTATGCCTCAGACTTTGATGAAGCGAATTACTCGAGAGAGCAAGCGGAGAGTCAGTTCTTCTCGAGCTATGCTTATCCCCGAGGGGAAATACTCCTTGAGACTGTGAATAAATATAACAAGGAAGGTAAGACTCCCTGGATATTTGAGCTAAGTACATCCCATGGACTACTTCCTTTGGGCTTAGCTAAAGCCAATGCCGAATTCACATTCTGTGCGAAGAATCTCAATCAAGCGGCTTTGGTTAAGGTGCAGGAATGGTTAAAGGATTATTGGGCAGAGAAGCCTAAAGATCAACCAACCATATTTGTAAATACAGAGTGTTTAGAGCATATGTATCGTGAGGAAGATCTTGAACAGTCCTATTACAAATTAGGGGTGGACTTTGACACGATTATACTTTCCACTCCTTATGGCACTCTTGGCGGTGGGCTTCCTGATTGGAAGACTAGACGCTTAGGGCACGTTCGAACTTTTGGAAAACAGGAGTTTTGCTCACTTGCGGATAAATTCTTCCCGGGACGCATTTGGGAATTGGCATTTTCGCATAGTATGGTGCTTAAGGGCATTAAAAGATGAGTATATCGAGGGGGAATGAATGGATTGGTTAAGAAATTGGATTTACAGGTGGATATTTCACGACAATCTTGAACGAGCACTCATGAAAAGAGTGCGCGAGGGCATGGAATTTAGGATGAGTGAATTAGGACAGGAGCAACTCGTTGGCCAACGAAAGCTTCTTGATCTGATGGATAGTGGTCGTAAGCGTGATGAGATAAATGACTTGGAACGTAAACAAAGACATAAAGAACTTATTGACGCTCTTCACCTAATTGCAGAAAAGAAATGACAAAAAAGAGATTCGAAAAAGAAATTGCCAGGAAAGAAAAAGAACTAGAACGTCTATTGGATCTTTATGCACCGGAAGAAGCGGTGTTATCTAGAGATGAAGTTTTACAGCGTGCGGAAATCGAATTAATGTGCGGGTTTCAGGATATTGACTCTATCATTGCGACAAGTTCATTAATTGCCCAATGGCATCTCATGTTCATGTTGGACACCGCTTTCGGTGGCAAGCATAAAGCCCTCAGAAAACGCGTTGAAACTAGACGTCAAATAAAAGATCTTGACTAACGCATGCTGACACAGAGTGATAATTAGTATATGCCTTTTAAACCTGGTCATAAGAAGTCTGGTGGAAGAACTAAAGGTGTTGCGGGTAAGATCCAGACGTTTAGGCTTCCCACAATACTAGAGACATTGGAAAAGGAAGATGTACGTCCTTTGGAGATTCTTTGCAAATGGGCTAAGGATCCTGATCCGATGACGTCCATTTCTGCGACTAAAGAGCTTTGCAAGTATATGTATCCGACATTAAGGAGTGTTGAGGTAAAAGCGGAAGTGAATGCGAAGGTTGAGTCTAGTCAAGCGGATGCAGTCATTGACCAACTGTATGAAATCATTTCTCATATGTCAGATGGATCAAAAAAGTAATCTTGTAGTTCTAGTTCCAAGAGATAAGCTGACTACTCAAGGGCTATATCCATCGTCCTTAGAGCTATATGACCAATTTCATCTTACCGATTGCCATCACGCGGTTGAGAGATGGGGTGAGAGTTGGTCTTACTGCCCAATTTGCATGGCCAGGTATGAAGCAGATGGACTCATCATACACTTAGGCAGGCAAATCATACACTTAGGCAGGCAATTACAATGAGTATTGAGTCTTTAACTGAAAGAACGACTGTCCCACTTTATGCGGTATTCGTAGCGATACCATTCATCATAGGAGCAATTCTTTGGCTAAGTGCAGTGGATCAGAAGGCATCGGCCGCAAATAGTAAATTGGATGAGCTTACGAATGTTAGGGAATTAATTATTGATGTAAGAGAGAGAGTGATAAGGATTGAGCAACATCAGAAGGATTTAGATAGTAAATCTCGGGGGAGATAGGAAATTGTTGATTCGGGGGGATTGTTTAGAGGAACTAAAGAATTTAGGGGATAATAGCGTCGACTGCGTGGTAACAGATCCACCTTATGGTTGGCGATTCATGGGCAAAGCTTGGGATGCGTTTGACATAGATAAGTTAGCAAAACAGGGGAAGCGTCCAGGTGAGACTTATGTCGGCCAAGACGGCAAGACTCGCAAGACTCGAAATACAACTGCAGAAGCTGCAGGCAAGTATAATAATGGATTAGATGCAAATAGAGCATTCCAAGAATTCTCCAGGTCCTGGGCAATTGAAGCATTTAGAGTGCTAAAGCCTGGTGGACATATGCTTGTCTTTTGTGGTCCAAGAACTTATCACCGCATGGCAAGTGGAGTGGAGGATGCAGGCTTTGAGATAAGGGATCAACTGCAATGGCTTTTTGGGAGTGGATTTCCTAAAAATATGGACGTGTCTAACGCGATTGATAAGGCGGCTGGGGCTGAGGGTCCAATCGTCGGCAAGAATCCAGCCTACTGCGCGCGCCAGTTAGAACACGACGCAAAGTGGAAAACCGCAATGCGTCCTGAGTACAAGCGTGGACCTGCAACCGACGCCGCCAAACAATGGCAAGGCTGGGGCACAGCTCTTAAGCCTGCAAATGAACCAATAGTTTTAGCCCGCAAACCGCTTAGTGAATCGACAGTAGCAAATAATGTATTGAAGTGGGGAGTTGGAGCGTTGAACATTGATGCTAGTCGGATCGCTACAGAAGAATATCTTGGCGGTGGTTCTAATGGAACAACTGAGTGCCCCTTGGCTAACTCATTTGGCAATGGCATCGGTGGCGGAAAATTACACAATGGTCTTCCGTACGTCCAACCACAAGGCCGCTGGCCCGCCAATCTCCTGCTAGACGAGAGTGCGGCTGAGATGCTGGATGAGCAGAGTGGACCTTGTAAGACGGGTATTATTACGAAACCGCCAATGCACGACGCTGAGAAAATTATCAGAGGTAAAAAGGCTATGATTACTGCATCTCATGTAGATGTTGCTACGGGAGCATCCCGCTTTTTCTACGTCGCCAAGACTTCGAAGCGTGAACGTAATGCTGGGCTTGAGGGTGAGATAAATCATAAACAAGGTGTTAGGCCAAATAGTGTTGATGATACGGGTAAGTTTCCTGATCATGATCACAGGCCTAGCGGTGGAAATAATCACCCAACGGTCAAACCAATCAAACTTATGGAATATCTAATCCAATTGATTACTCCTCCAAACGGAACTGTCCTAGATCCGTTCATGGGAAGTGGAACTACGGGAATAGCCTGCAAGAACTTAGGCTTTGAATTTATTGGAATAGAAATGAGTGAGGAGTATTGTGAGATAGCCCAGAAAAGAATTAATGCTGTCTCTCGTTAAGTCTCAGCTTGACAAACTTCCCAGAAGTGAGCAAGCACAAGCCGCAATAGTCTTACTTAAGAGACTATTTCTTAAGGACTTCTACTTATTCAGTAAATACTTTCTGTATTACAAAGATATTGATAAGGATGTTCATGGACAATTCATTAGTGTATTTGAGTCAAAGGCGACGAGAAAGATTGTCGTCATGCCCAGAGGGACATTTAAGAGTACTCTCGGTAGTGTCGCTTATCCAATTTGGACTCTTCTTCGTAACCCCAATGCTACTATATTGCTTGATAGTGAGCTTTATACTAATTCCAAGAATTTTATTCGAGAGATTAAAGGCAATCTGGACTCCGAGAGAATGCGATTATTCTTCGGGGATCAAGTTGGACCGAAGTGGGATGAAACGGAAATTATCGTCAAGACAAGAACGCAGAATCTTAAAGAAGCGAGCATTACGGCTGGTGGAGTAGGGACTACTAAGGTTGGCCAGCATTACAGTATGATCATAGCCGATGATCTAAATAGCCCACAGAATTCAGAGACTCCTGAGAAATGCCAGAAAGTCATTGACCATATGCGATATAATTTGAATATTCTTAATCCAGGTGGAGAATATTTGTTCATCGGCACTCGTTACGCAGAGCGCGATGTGATAGGATTTCTTCTTAAAGAGATTCTTGGTGAGCATAAATTAGCAGAGGGGAAGCTTGAGTTAACGACTGAGCCGGTCGACACTCAAGCAGATTCAATCTTGGGGGGATAAATGTCATTCAATTCAATTCCTGGATCAGTCATGCTTGGTATGACTCTATTGCCAGTGGGTATCTCGGTTGTAACTCAAGTCATTCCTCCTAGGGGAACAAATGGCATGTACTTTGGTTGGCAGTCTGGTGGAACGCTTTCTATCATCCAAGGTGTGACTGGAGTGCCGACTGGTGGGTATGTGATGGGCACCACTGAGCGCATGTCTGTGGTGGGACCTTTGAGCTTCTTTCTTGCTGCAGCTGGAGCTACGGCAATCTGTGGAATAGTATTTAGCTTCTCTGATGGATATTCTCTTCAACCTTAATGGCTAAACCATACGGGAATTTCTTCTTTCAGAGTGGCGGCGGCGGTTCATCGGGTGGAACTGTTATTACAGGCACGGGATTTCTTAATGTCGTAACTGTAACTTCCGGTGGATATACCGCGACATCATCCAATAACGTGATCCTAGCGAGTGGAGGTGCCTATATTGTGACACTTCCTCAGGCTTCTGGAAGTACAGGGCAGATCTTAGATATTAAGAAAACAGATTCTAGCCTTTCTAATATCATTACAATATTCGGAAACGGCGCCAATATTGATGGCAATGCAAGTACAACGCTCAATACTATTAATGAGCAGGTATCTTTAACTTGTGATGGGTTTAACTGGTGGATTCTCTCTCGAGTGACTAAGACGGCACCAACGTCTTATACTCCAACGTTTAATGCCTTTGGAACTGTGACTGTTTCTAATTTTGTTTCTTATCGTGACGGTAAATATTTAAATATTACTGGGAATTTTACAGCAGGTGTCCCTGGAGCTTCCGGTGCTGCAGTTAGTATTGGGTTTGGAGGGACTAATCTTCCTTCTGGCCTTTTGACGGATTTTACAGCACTTGCTTCGGCCAGCATGATGCCGGTGGGGAATTATTGCACTCGTAATTCTGGTGGAATAGCAGGATTTATGACTGCGACAGTTGGTTTAACTAGCCTATTCTTCTGCCAACCTTTTGGAGCAAGTGCATCTATACAAGTCGCTCAGTCTAATGGAAGTGGATTGGGCGGGACTTCCAATCAACCTGTTGTCGGGCCTTTAGTTATCCCAATTCAGGGCTGGAATAATTAGTGCAATTCGAGAAAATAATAGACGGTGAGACTTGGTCGGTTGCCTATGATCGGGCAATACGTCCTGATGGATCACTTCTCTTCCCACAGAAATTATCTAAAGAATATTTAGCGAGACAGAGAAAAATACAGGGCCCTTATATCTTTGCTAGCCAATACCAAAACGAAATAGTCCCTTCCGATGCACAAGACTTTAAAAAAGAATGGTTGGTTTATTATGACGAGTTGCCCAGAATTAAACACACTTTTGCGATGATTGATCCGGCAATCAGTCTTGATCAAGCCGCGTGTTATACTGGAATAGCGATTATTGATATTGATGTTAATAATCAGTGGTACCTAAAGGTCGCTAGGCGGGTTAGGATTGATGCGACTAAAACAATTGAGCTTATTTTTGATATTCATAGGATATATAAAACTCAGTTAATTGGAATTGAGACGACTGCGTATCAGATGGCTATAATGCACTTTCTTAAAGACGAAATGAGAAAAAGGAAGATTACTCTTCCCGTTCACGGTGTTAACCGGGGCCCCGATAAGTCAAAGATGATGAGAATAAGGTCACTAGTTCCACGCTTTGAAAACCAAGGTATTTTGGTCAAGCGTGGGCTAATGGAATTTGAAGAAGAATTCACTAAATTTCCCCGAGGCTCTTATGTTGACATTTTAGATGCATTATCTAGTATAGAGGAGTTTAGTTATCCTCCTGAGCCTGAGAAGATTCTAGATACAAGACCTGCACCCAATCACCCAGATTACGAGAAATGGTTTAGAAAACAACTGAGGGAGAAAGATCAAGATGAGTAGACAAAAAGGCTCTAAGAATAAGCCTAAGATTAGCCCAGCGGAAGAAAAGGGTAATCCCGATTTTAATCTTAATGAAGTTGAGCCAAGCCAGACTATCGGATTGGATATCGGATTGGATATAGCTCCTGGAGCTATTACTTCCGAGGATTATGATCTAGACCGGGCAATAGATATGATTGCTCAATCTCAGGGCAATATTCAGGCAGTAAGTGATCCTGAGCCGATTGGGATGTCCCTTTCTCAGGATAAAGCCATGCGCGGGGAGATGTTGAGTGACGTGATTCTGGATTATAAGCCGGCATCGACTGATGAGGAGCTTCGCACGCAGATTCACTTAGCTAAGGTCGAGGGATGCGATTCTATTGAGGCAACGCTTGCAATGGCTAAGAGATATTGCAAAGATCCTAAATTAGAATCAGTCGGATATTTTATTTATTATAATATTAAGGTCTATATCGCTGGATCTTTTAATCAGGCAAAGAAGCGAGACAGTCTAACGATTGATCAGAAGGTCCATGGGATGGGAGTAGTTTAATGGATACGATTCACTCAGTCTCAGTTGACGGCATGACTAAATCGGCCGTTAGATTGGTTGAGAATTATCAGATATTCGTTAAGCATGCTCCTGCCTTGCTTCGCAATTCCATGATGCTTGCATATCAGACTGCAGTTGACGATATGATGAAGGCCATGGATCATAATAAAGTTATTAATCCAATAGAGCATAAGACTGAGAAGCCTATTGTTTTATTGGATCAGAATGGTTTTGCTGGGTGATTGAGCTTAGTTTTGTCGCACTTGTCGCATTACTTATCGCTTCCAATGCATATTGGGCGCTAGTATGCCTCAAACTTACCAACAGACTGATGTCTAGGAATTATGCAGAGTATGCGCAAAGTGCCTATCGGCCTAAGCCTACGAAGCCCATTCCTCAAGACATGTCAGATCCCGTTGCTGAGAGAAATGCCAAAGACATGAATGCAATGATCGGGATTCTATAGCCCGAGATTAGGCATGTGCATTGTCTCTCTTAGACCGGGCACGTGAACGGCTATTTGCTCACACTGAGGGCAAGCCTTTACCTTTAAAGAGTGCGGATGAGCAACCTCCGGAGGATCTGGAGATTGTCGCATTTGTTAGGAACAAGCTTGATGAAAGACGGCAAGCGGCGGCTAGAGTTGCTCAAGAAGGCATTTGGCTTACTAACATTGCCTATTTGTGTGGTTTTGACGCTATATATTTTGATGGAGTTAGCCGATCTTTCAAGCCAATCCCAACCCCATCGCAATTTCTACGCAAGAACCGTGTTCATGTTAATCGCATACTTCCTACTGTTCAAAATCGCCTAGCAAGGCTTTGCAAGAATGAACCGCGCTATGACGTAAGGCCTAAGTCTAGCGATGAGGAAGATAAAGACGGTGCAAGGCTTGCTGAGCAAGTCATTATTCAACTGTGGGACCAACTCGGCATTAATAAAGAGCGCATAGCTTTGACTATGTGGCTCCAGCAATGTGGCTCCGCATATTTGAAGATCAGTTGGGATCCTTCACTCGGCCGTAAGATGGTCAATCCAACTCCAAAGCTTAATGAGGATGGATCTGATTCTGGCCAAATGGAGTATGAATGGGTATCCGAGGGAGATATCCGAGTAGATATCTGCTCAGCCTTTGAAATATTCCCAGACACTTATGCTAAATCCTGGAAAGAGTTGAATGACATTATTCAAGCGAGAATCAAACCGCTTGGTTATTTCCCGATGCAATATCCCGGTAAGGGAGAATTGGTTAAGGAAGAAGATTGTTGGCTTAATAGTCTCTCTTATGAAGCTAGAATCAATAGTCTTAATACGACTACAGGCACGGCCGGCTCCTCGGCATCTCAATTAAAGAATTCTGCTATTGAAATAAGCTATCAGGAAAAGCCTTCCAAGAAGCATCCATATGGCAGACATCTAATCATAGCCAATGGGGTGAAACTTAAAGACGACATTCTCCCTATTGATGAGATTACGTATGTAAAGTTCGACGATATTATTGTTGCGGGCAAGTTCAACGCAGAAGCCATCATCACTCATTTACGGCCGCTACAGGATCAGATCAATAAGGGTAAATCCATGCGTGCTGCGTGGATGAATAGGACTCTCACTGCCAAAATGATTTCGGCACGTGGCCATAACATCGCTGCAGAAGCTTATAATGATCAATCAGGTGAATGGATCAAATATGATGTTGTTCCTGGTGCTCCTGAGCCTCATGAACTTACTCAGCCTTCTATTCCTCAGTATGCTTATGAGGAGGAGCGCACGCTAAAGGATGATATCAATGATACAGCGGGAATTAACGAAGCGTCGAGAGGGCAACTTCCTTCTTCTAGTATTCCTGCTATTGGCATGCAGCTTTTGGTTGAGCAAGACGATACCAGAATTGGAATTGAGACAGAAAGTCACGAGCACTCATATGCAGACCTTGGGCGAATCTTGCTCAAGTTCGTCGATAAATACTATGAAACGGACCGCTTACTCAAAATAGTAGGACAAAATCAGGAATATCTAGTCAAAACATTCAAGGGAACGGACATACGTGAAAACTTTGACGTGCATGTTATCCGGGGTTCAACAATTCCTGGATCAAAAGTCCTTAAACGACAAGAAATCATCAATCTCCATCAACAGGGATATTTTGGAAACCCCAAAGATCCAATGGTATTGCAAAACGTCTTATCAATGCTTGAATTTGGGGACGAATTTCAAGCTTGGAAGCGTCACTCGCTTCGCATGGCTCAGATTCAACGGGGAATTGAACAGATAGAGACTCAAGGGACTAAACCCCCTGTATCTGAGTTTGATGATCATGCTCTTTGGATTCAGGAGCTGGATGATTACCGCTTGGGAGATAAATTCCTTAAATTAGATCCTGAGTCACAGTCGATAGTCTTGGAAGTGATGAATGAGCATACCGATTGGATTGCTCAATTGACTGGCATGCAGGCACCTAATCCTCAGCTTGATCCTAACCTCCAGCCGACTAATGCGGCTGAGCAGGCCGAGTCTCAGGCTAAGCAAGATGTCATGCAATCTGGAATGCAGAATATCCAAAGCGGAGCAATTCCCCAAGGACAAGCTCCAGGGCAATCTCCGCTTCCACCTGGATCACCTGGAGCTCCAGGTCCCATGCAACAACCGCAAATAACTCCTCCACCCGGTGCAGGCATTCCTGCTCCTCCAAAATAAGGGGAAATCATGGCAGACGCAATTTTGATGGCAGCGATTAAGAAGAGAAAAGAGCAAGGCACTAAGATGGGAGACCATGTGGATATGTCCCATGCTTCTCAGCATACCGATGATGCCGATAAGGATCTTCACGGCATAGTCGCAAGCTTGAGTGACGATCAAAAAGGGAAGCTCAAGGGCATCTTGGATAATCACATGGCTGACTCCATGGGGATCGCTAAGGGTAATCCTTCTAGCGAAGAGCAAGGCCATATCGCTGATGCAGCTAAGGCAGAGTCTCAGACAAATAGTTTAATGGATCAAGATGGGGGAGATGGACACATTAGCCCTGATCAATCAGACGAAATTGCTAAGTCCATGCTGGACTCTCGTCACCTAGGGGAAAACCCGCCGACTGGTAAGCCTCGCAATCTCGGTGAACGAATGAAGATGAGTGTGATGAATAAATTGAAAACCAAGGGGAAGATATAAAATGGCAGATTTACCAGAATTCAGTTCAGCTGCTCCAGCCGAATCGGCTGCAGCACCAGACACTGCAGTAGCAGATACTCCATCAATCACAGAGTTAGATGGACTTTCTGAATTTTCATATCAAGGCCAGAAATATACTCCCGATGCTCTTCATAAAATAATGAATGAGCATAAAACTTATTCGGAACAGGTTAAGAACTTTTCCGATGATAAGAAGTATTTTGATAATTTAGATTCAGATCTTGAACATGTGCTTAATGATCCAAGTCTTGCCCAAAAGTTTAAAACTGTCTATCCACCTAAGTTTCATTCTTACGTGGACAAGATTCTTCGAGACAAAGGCCAAGCTCCGGCTCCAGCGAATAATGCTCCTCCAGCTTTACCCAAAGAGTTTTTAAACAAGTTTGGGGCTATGGAACAGCGACTCAACTTCTTTGAGAAGCGTGCTTTTGATGCAGAAGTACAAAGCGCTAATGCTAAACTAGAGGCATTGATGCCTCCACTCCTCACCAAATTTCCTTTGGCCAATGAGGACCAAGTTTACACACGCGCAGAGAGTATTTTGAATTCAGGGCAGAAGCTTACAGACAAGACTTGGGAACGCTTAGTGAGAGAATCTCATGAATCCCAGCAAAAGCGGTCAGACCAATATTACAGCGCAAAAGCTAAATCCCAAATTGAAAAAGGTCAACGCGCTCAGGACACAGGTCCTGGTGGTGGGACTCCAGGGCAAAGCCCTCGGAAGCCTCGAACTTTTGATGAAGCAAGGGAGCAAATGCTTGCCTCGCTCAAAGGTCGTTAGACCATTATAGGAGTGTTTTTATATGGCAAATACTTTTCAAGGTGTAACCTCAGGGTTAGCCGAACTTAAGAATTTCTATCAAGGTCCCATCGTGGATCAGTTTTCGGAAGACGTAGCAATTTGGCGTGGAACTGAGAAGGGTAAATATCCCTGGTCTGGTCTCCAGGTTATTCGTCCTTTGAAAGTGAAACGTAATCCCGGTATTGGAGCAATTGCCGATGGTGGAACTTTGCCACAAGTTGGCAGACAGACCACGGTCCAGGCGATTATCCCTCCTGCTTACAACTATCTTCGCTTTGGTATCACTGGACCAATGATTGAGGCTTCCAAGTCCGACATTGGCTCTTTTGTACGTGGAGCAAGTTTTGAGTTGGAAGAAGGCTACAACGACATGAAGTCCGATTGTAACCGTCAATTGTCTTGGAAGGGTAATGGAACATTGGCCTCTGCTAATGCTGCGACCGTTGCCTCGACAATTGTCGTGCTTGCAGGCCGCGAGAGTGCTGAGCCGGCTTTGAAGTTCCTAGACGTAAGCTCCTATCTTGACATAGTGAGCGCAAGCACTGGTTTGGTTATTCAGAGTGGAATTACCATTTTGAGCATCACTAGTGGAACCGCTTCCAGCTCGACTGCAACCGTAGTGTTTGATCAGGCAGTGACTTGCAGTGCTGGAGACTTGTTCATCAGATCGGGATCTTTGGGAAATGAAATCTCAGGCTTGCTGACTCAGCTTGATGGAACAACTAGCACAGTGTTTTCCATTGTCCGCGCAACTTATCTCCAGACTCAAGGTAACGTTACTAACGTGACTAGCGACAGCACAAGCACTGGCACTCAGTTACCTCTGTCTCTTAACTATCTCCAGCAAACGGAAGATGAGTGTGAGCGCCGTGGTGGGCGCGGAGTAAATGCACTTTACTCTGACTTTGGCTCACGCCGAATGTATCAGAAATTGCTAACTGCCGATAAACGATATGTGAATGTCGTTAAGGGTGATGGCGGATTCGCTGACGAGAATAAGAATTATCTCGAGTGGAATGGAAAACCGTGGGTTGCAGATAAAGACTGCCCTCAGCGTATTTTCTTCCTCCCCGATAAATTCATTGAACGCTATGTGCTCACTGAGATGCAGTTTGCCGATGAAACTGGGTCTATGTACATCGCAGCCGCCGAGCAAGATCAGCTGGAAGTTCGGATTCGTTTCTTTGCGAATCTGTTTAACTCCAAAGCTGCGGGCTCAGGTTGCGTGCAAAACTACGTATCGCCGTAAGGGGAAGGTAATGGCCGATCTTAGATCTTATACTCATGTGCTGAGACGTTATGACCGCGATCTATATGCGGGGAGGAACATGCATGGACTTCCCTGTGTATTTCGCAGAAGTAAGCGCTTTGTTCCAGTGTTTGAGTCTGAGGCAGGTCGGCTATCCACTCTTATTGATGATATTCAGTTTGTATTTGCTATTACCGATAATTGGATGGCTAGCGGGAAGCCCAGAGATTGGGGAATCGACGACATCTTGCATAAGATCCAGTCAATTGATGCGCTAGCTAATCAAAAACTGTTTGATGAGATGGATGAGGCTAATGAGCGCATTGATCAAGTCAAACGGAAAGACTTAAGGAATGAGATGGAAGGGTTCTGGTCGTATGAACGAAGAAGGTTCGCAAAGACCTTTGACGACGTACTCACACACTCTATGTCTCATGATGAGCCTCGAAAACGTATAAAAGATAGGAGTATTAAGTGCCGATAATTAATCAAAACTTAGATATTTCTCTACAGAAATTAAATATTCAAAATTTCGTTACCAATGCGGTTAATGGAACTACGTTTATAGTTGGTATTGTAGAGAATCAAATGGTCATCACAGACTGCAAGGTATCCATGAACGGAGTTTCGGGAGTACCTTCTGTAATGCTAGGAGTTTATAGGTTTACTGCAGGTTCAGGAGCAATGAGTTTTATCATCGGCTCTAGTTTTGCGGTAACTAGCTATGCAACTTCCGGCTACATGTCCTATAGCCTTCCCACGACAGGATCTACTCTTTTGAATTTGCAAAAAGGGGATATCATCATGTGCGTGCAAGGTGGTGGAACTGGTGCTGCGAGTGCGTCGACTATTGTTGATGTGATCGCTAAGAATGTTCAAGACGTTATAACCTGGTACTAAAAAGGGAGAATTTATGTCCAATATTAATCGTACAGACGATATTTCACAGCAAAAGCAGAATTACACTAGTGGATTTATTAACGTTCCGAACCTAACCGTTCTTCCGGTCGCTACTATTGAGCGCGGAATGGTTATTACGGACTGCAAAATTACTATGCATGGCGTGTCTGGCACTCCAGCACTGTATTTGGAAGTTTATCGCTTCCAAGGGACTACTGGATCGGCAAGTTTCATTATTGGCCAATCGTTTGTTTGCCAAGCTTATGGGACTTCCGGCTTCCTGTCCTATAGTTTGCCGGCCGTGGGCTCCACTCTTCTTAACCTGATGAAAGGTGACGTTGTAGTCGCCGTTCAAGCAGGTGGAACGGGTGCGGCTACAGTGGTGACCACTATAGATCTGATCTGCCAGAATCTGCAAGACGTTAAGACCTGGTATTAAGACTTTGTGTCCCTTTCTTCCCGAGAAATCCATAGGGGGGATTGGGACTTTTTTAAGGGGTAATAATGGCTAGAGATTATTGGTTTGCCTTTGGCGGCGGCACCACTACGGTCAATTCCGGGCTAAACCCTACGTTCATTACATTCATGAATGATCAAGGGACCGGCTTTGCAGCGCCTACTATTACCGAGATTGCCTCTAAGGGACTTTATCTCTGCTCTTATGGAGCAACGACTACTATTGTTTTTACGCTTGACGGAGCAACTACAGGCTTAGTTGCAACGGATAGGTATATCAATGGAGTGTTTGATCCTTACGATATGTTTGGAGCAACTCTTAATTCGGTCTATGGCTTAGGCAATACAGGCATAGCGTTAGGCACTCTTAACTTGGCTATAGGAAGTTCTGGCATTGCATTGGGCAATTCTAATGTCTCGTTAGGAAATACCAACGTGGCGCTTGGGACCTTGAATTTGGCTATAGGAAACTCCAATATCGCGCTTGGAAATACCAATATCGCGCTTGGAAATCAATCCATCACTTTGGAGACAGCAATTGGAGTCACCCTCATCGGACAGGGAAATACTATTGCTACTTTTAGTGGTTCTATTACTGGCCTTGGCCTTTCACTATCGGCTATTGGTCTTGCCATAGGTACAACTGCCTCAAGTTATGGCAGTACTGGTGTAGATCCAGTTGATCTTTACGGATATTTAAAAAGAAATCTGGAATTCAATGAGGGCAATAAGACCTATACAAAGGCCTCAGGACTTCTTGATTATTTCATTCGTGGTGGAGGAACATTACTTAGGGAAAAAGCGGTCGCAGATTCAAGTGTCAATACAACAACAACTTAAGGGGGAGTAAGTGCAAAGACCTAGTATAGCTCTTTGTTCCATTCTAAAAAATGAGGCTCATAATATTGGGCCATTCTTGCAAAGCATGAAGGGATGCTTTGATGAAATACATTTAACAGATACAGGATCAACTGATGGTTCTTTAGAGTTTCTAGAGAAGATCAATAAGATGATTGAGGAGAAAGATCCTAATTGGCTTGGGTTTCCTAAGATCCAAATACATCACTTCGATTGGGTTGATGATTTCGCTCTAGCCAGGAATTATTCCTTTACTCATGCAACTACTGATTACATAGCATGGCTAGATCTTGATGATTGCTTATCCAGTGCTCCTGCCTTTATTCATTGGCGTGATACGGTCATGCATGCAGGGCATTACTGGGTTGCGGAATATAATTATGCTTTTAAGCCTACAGGTGAAGTCGAGTGTAAGTTCATTCGCGAGCGTGTGATTAAGCGCAATCACGGGTTTGGATGGGAATATCCTGTTCATGAGGGGATTATCCAGAAAGAAGGAAGATCCTTCTGGCCTCAACGTGCAAGTTCTTGGTGGGTGAATCATCGGCGTACTGATGAGGACCGTAAACAAGATCACATGAGAAATATTAAGATCATTGAGAAGAATGACATTGAGAAGATGCATCCGAGGATGTGGTTCTATTATGGTAAAGAATTATTTGAGAATGGAATGCCTGAAAAAGCAGGTAAGCCGCTCCTTGACGCAATTAAATCAGGTAAACTTGATGTTCATGATAACGTAATTGCCATTCAATATTGCGCGCAAAGTGCAATCTCCGCTAAAGCCTATCCTCAAGCGATTGATATTTTGCTAAATGGACTTAGGCTTTGGCCCTCCAGGGCAGAGTATCACTGCATGCTTGGGGATGTTTATATTTCGCTTGGTAAGCTTGGCGACGCGGTTCTTGCTTATAAGACGGCACTTGCATGTGAGCAAAACGATGGCGGCGGCACTGTAGTTATTTATGGCCATGCCTATGAGGCTTATCCATTGGAGCAATTGGCTAGGATTTACTTTAGCACTGGCAATGTGGATAAGGCTGCGGAGATTGTCGAGCGCATGGTTAAGACTGATCATAAAATGTGTAAAGAGTTTAAGGCAGAAATTGATAAGCTTAAAATTCTCTCTCACGTTAAGACTGATCTGCCAAAGACTAGAGACGTAGTGATTACCTGTCCTCCAGGCGCTGCAGTGACTGATTGGGATGAGAATACTCTAGAGACCACAGGTCACGGTGGATCGGAGACTGCGGCCATTGAAGTAGCCAGGTGGATCAAGAAAAAGACAGATCGCAGAGTTAAGATCTTTCATGACCGGAAAAAACACGACATTATGCCAAGTGGAGTTGAGTATCACCCGATAGCCGACGTGACTGGATATTTCCAGAATGTAGAGCCAGGTGTTCATATTGCGTGGAGACATCCCTCCCGCTTGACTCAGGCTAAGTCCTACATTTGGTGCCATGACCTGCAAATGCCAGGTGCTGAGCGTGTGGAGAATTACGATAAGATCATAGCTCTTTCTGAATTCCATAAAGACTATTTGATGGAGATGAATTCCGTTCCCAAGGACAAGATTGTTTTGGGCTTTAACGGAATTAATCCTGACGATTTCAAGGAACAATATCCAAAGAATCCTTTGAAAGTAGTTTTCTCATCATCTCCAGACCGTGGGCTTATTCAAGCGATTGATATCGTGAAGAAGGCTAGAGAGATTTCTGGACTGGATATTACGCTCGATTGCTTTTACGGTTTTGTTAACATGAGAAAAGCCGGCCATAACGATTGGGTTGATAGAATTGAGAAGAAGATTGAGGATAATCCATTCGTTAAGATGCATGGACAGGTGAGCAAGAAAGTTTTGATGAAGCATTTTAAGGAAGCCGCTGTATGGCTGTATCCAAGTGATTTTATCGAAAGTTTTGCGATTACTGCTATCGAAGCAATTTGCGCAGGAGCATGGCCTATAGTTAGGAGAATGGGTGCTTTACCATTTACGCTTGGTCCCGCAATTGAAAAAGGTTGTTGCGATATGCTGAGTGTAGAGCCTTGCACCGAGGCAACGGTCGGCATCTGGGCAAATGTTTTGATTGAAGCTGTTCTAGATAAGAAATGGGAAAAAGTTAGATTCGATCCCAATGATTTCTCATGGGAACATGTTGCTGATTGGTTCATAAAGGAAATGTCCCTATGAAGATAAAGACATATACCGGAACATTGAACACCAGAAGCCAAGAAATGCCTATATTGGCTAAGCGTGCGCAAGGCATATTTAATGGTCAACGGCAAAGATGCCAAAACGAAAACTTTGATAGTTATAAGCATTATGGAGCTAAAGGGATTAGAGTTGAATATTCTCCTAGGGATTTTATTGGTTGGTGGATTAGTGAATTTAAACGATTAGGGCTAAAGCACCCTAGTGTTGGCAGAATTGATCATTCCAAAAATTACTCATTTGATAATATTGAAATGGTTGAGCATGCAGACAATGCGCGTGAAATGATAACTAGGACTGGTGGAAATCTTGAGAAGAAGCCAGTGGTTCTAGTTGATCAACTAAATGGAGACGTCCATGCATTTGCTCAGGTCAAATATGCGTCTAAATTCTCTGGAGTTACCGAATCTCTTATTTGTTTAAGAAAAAGAGTAAAGGCAGAGAAGAAAAACAAGTTTCACTATGATGTTTATGATCTGGATAAATTTCTGGAGGGAACTTTTTGAGCATACCGTCTGATGTTGTTTTTGATAGATATTCCGTTCTTTCTGGAGGTTTTCTTTCAGTAGACAGCAATTTGCCATTAATCATCGGTATCAATGGAGTATGTCTGGTCACGGCATTAGTCGCGGCCGGAGTATTTGGTCCATGGTCTGCGTGTAATGATCCAGTCACCACAAGTTGGACACCAGTTGGTGTTAATTCCACTTCCTGGTCCGCAATTCCTACGTATTCAACTGTTTGGACCATTAGTCCTTATGGAGTGTGATTTATGTCTATGACATTCCAAACGCTGCAGCAATTAACTTCAGACATTTTAGACGATACCTCAAATGGATATTTCACTCTTCCAATTCTAAATATTCGTCTTAATATTGCTCTTAGGGAATTACAGAAGAGACTCATCAGTGCAAACAATGAGTACTATACTACTTGTGTTTACACCGATACCGTAGCTAACCAAGCACTTTATGCACTGCCAATTGATTTTATGCAGATCATTAGGCTTCATTACGTCACTCAAGGAACGGGTGCTACTGCGCAGACACAGAAGATCTACAACATGACTCCCAATCAACGGGACTTGCTATCCGATACTACTGGAGCACCTGCATTTTATTATTTCCAGCAGAACAATCTAGTCTTAGCTCCTTGCCCTGATAGTATTTATGAAATGCATTTAGAGTATTCCTATTATGTCGCCGACATGGTTAATCCCACGGACGTTCCGGATGCTCCTCAGCAATTTCATCCTTACATTGCTTATCTCACGGCAAGGGATTGTCTCGTAAAGGATAACAGATCCTTAGTCTCAATTGAGACTCAGCTTAAGGATTATGAAACTCTACTAAAGCAGATTGCAGTGCAGAGAGAAGCTGACTCTGCGCGTATGGTTGTAAGTACTAACTCAATGGACGGTAACTGGTAAATGGCAGATAGCTTCCAGACTACTCGCTATTACAAGCTCATGGGGATGAATCAGAAGAAATCCCTATATGAATTCCCCGCAACGGAATGTCTGGAGCTTTATAATTTGGATTTTGATGTCCAAGATTCATGGCAGAAAAGGCCTGGATCTACATTTGCGGCTTATCCAGGTAATCAGTGCTCAGGTCCCATTACCTCAGTTTATGAATTTGTTAAGTTGGAAGGTGCGAGCTATGTAATTACCGCAAGTGATACGGCATTGTTTTTGCTGAATGCTGGAGGGTATACACTTCTTTCTCCCAATTGGTATAATGGCCAACCTCCAGATATGCTAACTTTTCTTGATAGTGTTTGGATGGCCAATGGCCAGCTGTGGTCACACTGGGATGGAGCAACAACTGGTAATTCTACATATCGACAATCGGGGTTACCCGCAGCTGGAGGTTTCAGTACATTCAGTTTCTGGACTGGACCGCAAGCTGCATCCGCATGGCTTGTCGCAGGCGTTCCTGCGGGAAATATTGCTGGACCGTCCTTTAGTTTAGTCAATCTTCTCGTTGCGTATTCATTAACGAGAAATGATGGCTATGAAGGCCCACTTAATCTTTATGCTACGGCAAAAGATCTTTTAACTTATGTTCCTGTATTTGGCGGGGGTTTTACTCAACATGCAATTGCCTTTACCAGTGGCGTTGATATTTTAGCTCCAGGTACAGGTGGCTTTGTAATTGGAAATTTCATAATCCCTACTTCTGAAGTTCCTCCGCCTAATGGATATGGGGGTATGACCAATCCTCCAATGCCTTTGTTTTTTGCTGGGTTTTCTTCGATCAATATTTACTTAGGACTTTACAGCCTAAACACATATAATCAGACTACGTTCAACAATAATTTTGGATATGGCTCGGTCAATTCTAGTGGTTATTTGTTACCTACTACTCCTATTACAAACTCTTTTTTTCTATTTACCTCCATACCGGCCACTAGCACGGCATTCACACTTACCACCGCTCAACTTCCGTCATGGTCTGGATTTATATACACCAATCCACGTGGTCCATCTGGAATGCTCATTGATTGGTTTACTACTCAGACGCCTAAATATATTGAGAATTTCAATAACTCACTTGTCGCTGCAGGATTTTCTAATAATCCAAGCACGGTTTGGTTTTCCAATCTTGGCACACCTGAGTTTTTCGATCCTCAGAATAGTGATGAAGTAAGAACAAATGATGGCGACAGGATTTTGGCCATTAAGGCATTCAGTGATCAACTCATAGTTCTAAAGAGAAATTCATTTCATAAATATCTAGGATCAATGACCAATAACGATATTTCAACACTTGATCTAGTTGATGTGTCTTTAGACTATGGATGTTTATCTAACAAAACAGTCCTTGCAGTTAAGCAGAAGCTATTTTGGCTAGATAAAAAAGGCATCGTTTATTACGATGGAGCTACTTTTGATATTATCTCCACTCCGATAGAGCAGATTTTTAGGAGAATGAATATTTCAGCTGCGATTGAGAATGCAGTGGGAATTCATCAAATTTACCGCAATCAAATTTGGTTTGCGTTTCCAATTGATGGATCAACAATCAATAACATAACGGTGGTTTATGATTACCTTGTTAATGGCTGGACTTTCTTTGATGGCTTTAGCCCTGCTAGTTTTGGTTTCGTTAAGCAGGGCTTAAATAAAGAGACGGTATGGCGTGGGGATTACTCAGGGCTAGTTCACTATTTTGGTGAGAGTTTCTTCTCTGATTCTAATCAGGGGATTACCAATATGGTCCTAACTCGGTTCGAGAATGTAGGCGGCGAGAACCAGACTACTTTATGGAGAAGGCTATTTCTAGATGTTGCTCCAACTGTTGGACTTACTGGCACTCTAAATGGGAATATCTTTACCAACTATAGTACGGCTACAACTTCGGTCCAGGCGACGTTTGCATTTTACCAGAATCAGTTCCAAACTAGAGCGGAGATGGGAGTCCAGGGGAAGGCAATTGCCGCGCAAATATCATTCTTCTCGGCAAGCTTACCTTTGCTCATTAATGGCTATGCATGGGCTAACAGGCCTCTAAGGAACGTTTAATGGCGAATATCACAAAGCCTATAAGTTTCTCGCAAATTCCTCCGGAAAAGATACCTGAGTATCTGGAGAAGTTCGCAAGCGACGTCACTCAGAAAGTGAATGGTCAGTTGGATTTCTCCAATATGAACACTCAAATTATTTCAGTTAATTTTAGCACGGCCAATGTCTCTCAAGCTTTTCCTCATACTCTGGGAAGAGTGCCAAAAGGGTATATCCCTCATGGACAGAGTTTTAACGGGAACATTTATAATGGGACTAATGGGAATACGGCTACTAAAATATATTTAAGGTCGAGTGCCGTTGGGACTGCAAACATAATGATTTTTTGACGGGGTGATCTTTGGCAACGGGATACGGAACAGCTGTAAATGGATCTTTAGGAGCATTAGCCGGTGGAGCTGTTGGTGCGGCTTATGGATCTGGACTGTTAAACGGCTACAATGGCGATAACTATTCTGATATTATTCCAAATAATCCTTATCCTCAATCTCCTGGCGCGTATGCTTATGGGTTACAAGATCAATTTAATACACAGCCCACCCAAGGTGGGGTTGGACTTGATGGGCATTTTTATAATGCCTCGACTAGTGATCCTGATGTTGAAGCCGCAACTAATATTCAGAATGAGGAAGTAGACGCAAGATTAGGTCTTAATCATGGTGTGAATTTTGGAGCCGATGATGCCGCTTTGCAAATGTATGAAGGCAGGATTGGTGAAAAAAATTCCTTAGGACAAGCTATTGCGATGAATGGCCAAAACCGTATGGGAGCTATTCAAGAAGATCAAGCGACGGCAAATAGCGCTTTAGGACAAGGGATTAACAACACGAATAGCAATTACAATTCCCGTGGTCTTTTGTTTTCAGGAGCTAGAGAAGAAGGTGATCAAACGGTTAGAGGCCAGGTTGGTTCAAGTCTTGCCAATTCAATCGCTGGAACTAATCAAGACTATGCGAATACGCTTGCGGCTCAGGAAAACGCATATGCAAATGTCGATTTAACTGGAGCCTCTCAAGCCTTAACCATGGCAAATAATGCAGTGAGCACCGCAAGCGCAAATAATATTGCTAGACTGCAGGCTACTCAACAACTCGGAACGGGCGTGGGCAGCGCTTTAGGCACCATTGCAGGCAGTAGCAATGCGACGGGAAATCCCGCAAGCTATATTAATCCAGCGGCCGGGTGGGACCCATCAGGCTCCTCAGGTATCAATACTCCCTATAACGGTGGGAATCAGTTTGGTGGATATTTAAGTGATCCATCTTATTCTAATGCTCTAGGTGATTTTAGTTATACGTCCAGCGCAGGGGGAGGATAATGGCTGAGCCAACAAATATTGAAGGTGCAAGTCTAGTTCCTAATAGTGATCCTTCAATTGCGCAAACCATAGCGACACAAACGGGAATGGGAAACGGGGATTTAGCCGCTCAGTATGGATCTGGTAATACTCAAGCCAGGGGATTACTTAATTCCGGTAATGCAGGAATGGATAGTACTTTAGACTATGGGAATAACGCTCTTACTCAAGCTATTCAAAACAGATATTCCCAAGGATTTAATCAGAATCAAGCGCAGTTAAATACGAGCATTATGCAAAATGCTGATGCTGATCATTTGCAAAATCTCACGGTCGCGACAAATGCCGCTAGCCAGGAAGTGGAATTAAATCGGCAAAAGGCTTTGTTAGCTTGGAAGATTGATCAGGCGAATAAGCGGGCTAGAGGACAGATCCTTGGCACTACTTTAGGCATTGTGGGTGGAGTCGTTGGAGGAGTTGCCGGAGGAGCTGACGGAGCTATGGCCGGTTATAAATTAGGATCTGGAGTAGGGCAGTCCTATGGACAGAATAATTAGGGGTGAATTATGGCATTAGGGGTTGGTAACGATTTAGGTCAGGGCTTCCTAACGGATTATTCCAATTTAGCTGGAGCAGGAGCCGCTTTTCAAGGCTTTGCTGGAGCTTTTCAGGATGCTCAAGATAGGGCAATGAAGAAGCAGGAATTGCAGGCGAAGATAGCCGCGCAGAACAGCCAAATGCAGCGGGAAGCGACTATGACAGCCCTCTCGGCTAGACAGCAGGGACTTGTGCTAGGTCCAGGTGGACCAACCGATTTCCAACCTGCTCCTCTCACGCCTAAGGAACAGCAAGACGAACAGATGAAGCAAGATGCCGCTGCCTTGCAACAGAGATTGGCCGGAGTAGTGAAAACTGGCCCTGGACAATTTGAGGATGCTCCGCAAACGCAAAAGCAAAGGGACTTGGAAGATCAGGGTATGATTGAAAAGGGATTAATTCCTAATCGCGATGCTCAGGGCAGGGCTCATCCGACTTGGAACCCGCAATCTCCTCAAATTCTTGGAGCTAAGTTAAAACAGGAAGTAACTGGAAACAATATTGACCAAAAGACCAATAACGATTGGGAGAAATTCTCCACAGCTGTTAATAATCCTAGTTCTAGGTCTCAGCTTGGGCGTTTCCAATTGAACATTGACAAGGGCGCTACACTCAATGCATTGGCCAATCAAATTGGCGTGCCGGAAGGTCAAAACCCGCCCGAGAATGAAACTAAAGAACAGCGTATTCAAAGATTTAATAATGCTGACAAAAGGCAACTTTACGAATTCGCCAAAGGTGCAGATCAAGTACTCTGCGTTGATACCACTGCT